CGCAAGGCAGAAGTGTGGGTCTACGGCGAGGATCAGAAGACCGGCCGCCCCTTCTACGCGCGTTCGCTTGACAAGACCATCCGGGCGTGGAAGCGCAAGCCGCTCTCAATCGTCACGTCGTCAACTGCCAAGTCAAACGCCGAGGCAAAGAAGGACGCGGACGAGGAAATCTTCGAGTCCATCGTTGGCGCGTGGGAAGTCGAAGTTGTGATTGCGGACGTTGGACAGGTCATCAAATAGAACACGATGGCCCGCTTGCGCCTGCCTGAGCCGCTCGAACATCTCAATGGCCTCTACTACGTCGTAGGCGTGACGCGCACAGGCGGCCTGGACGGTTTTACACAGGTTGTCAGGATGCGCGAGCGCCACTTCGCGTTGACCGAGCGGGTGCCCGATCCTCCCAAGCTCACAGAGCCAAACGACTCTGCGCAGATCAGAGTGCCAAGTAGCATGGCGGCCATTCTCACGAGTGCAAGCACGAGAGACGGTCGGCCGATGCCATGGGCCGATCACTTCGTCCAGGCGACACGTGAGTTTGGCGTACCGGCCGGATGGGATTTTGCCGTCTTCTTGGCAGCCCTGCTTGCGATCTGCGAGCACGAGTCGGGCTTCCGCAACGTGCGCGAGGGTGGCGACGTAGAGTGGTATCCGAAGCCCTACCTGTCCTACGGCAGTGTGGCAGGCGCGGCACTGTTTGGACAGCCCGCAGGAAGCGCGGAGCGCGCGAGTGAGAACGACCTGCACGAATGGCAGCGAGCATTTGCCAATGCGCGCACCAACCCACTGAATCCACGCCATCCACAGAGCGAGAGCGGTGTCGGCCCAATGCAACTGACAACACCGCTCTACAAGGAGTGGGCTGACAACTACGGCTGGCTTGGCAAGGCACGCGAAGACGAGTACGAAGGCGGGCGCTGGAATCCCAACTCGAACATTCGCGCTGCTGCCAGAGCACTCGTGGACAAGCTCAAGAACAGTCGTCCGGCTGCCAACCCGAATGACGCCAACACGATCTGGATTGGTGTCTCGGCCTACCACGGCTCGACTGACCCGACCGAGAACGAGCGCTACACGAACGCGATCCGCGCAGCGTTCAACAACACGTGGTTGGCAATCGCGCAGACAACAGTGGCGGCAGCCCAAAGCCTTCCGATTGGCACGCAGACGAAGATCACGTACAACGGCGTGCAAATCGAGGTACCTGCCAACACCCCGGACACGATCAAGAAGGCGATCAACTTCGCCATGCGGCGACTTGGTGATCCCTACCAATGGGATGGGCGTGGGCCGCGGTATGACTGCTCCTCCTTCGTTACGGCTGCTTACGCTTCAGCGTCGGCTGCCCTTCGTGCCAAGCTCGATCCACCGGATGCTGCGCACCATGGCGACAGCACATATACGTTGTCTGCCAATGGTCGTTTCGACGTGATTGCCAAGAGCGATCTTCTGCCGGGCGACTTGGTGTTCTTCACGCATCCTGGCGGCTCGACGCCGGAGCATGTTGGCATGTTCATCGGCAACGGGCGGATGATCCACGACCCGAAGACGGGAGACGTGGTGAAAATCAGTGACATCAACACTGACTACTACCGCACAAACTGGTACGGTGCGCGAAGGCTCGTGGAGTGGCCTGCCCCGTACTCGCACAAGACGATTCTCGGAGACTGATGGAAGCCACCAACTTGTCAGCCGATGTCTGGAATGCGATCTATGACGCCATCCGTCGAATGTCGCCGCCGCGCGAAGTTACCTTCGGGAAGGTTGTCAAGCGCGATGCCAAGAAGCGGCTTGTCTGGCTTCAGGAGTTTGGTGACTTGTCAATCCCGCTCGTTCACTTCAGTTACACGTTCGAGCACTTCGACACAGAGCCGACAGGTGTGGCTACTGAGGGCGCACCGATCAGTACCAAGAAGACGCTCAGGCGCGATGTGACTGAGACGAATCCGCACTACCAAGTCAAGGTGATGGTGCCAAAGGTCGGCCAGACCGTCTGTGTGCTGAATCCAAATGGCACTCGGAGGTTCCCGATGTGCGTGGGCGTGATCCAGTCCAAGGACTACTGGCGAGGAGAGTCGTAGTGACGACTGACTTGGCAATCGACTACAACACAGGCGATCTGATCGCGTCTCCGACGCATGACCTAGACGTGCGTACTGGCGTCGGTGTCATCGAGCAACGCATCCGCGTCCGGCTGCGTGTGTGGTACGGCGAGTGGGACATCAACCCGACGCTTGGCAGTCGAATCCACGACGTGATGCGCATGCCAAGTTGGCGCGCGCTGACCGAAGCAGAACTGGCAATCCGAGAAGCGTTGGAACCGATGACTGACATCATCGTGCAGAACGTCGCCATCGAACTGGACGCCGAGGATGAGCGCAAGCTCAACGTGCGGCTCACTTACGCTGTCGTGGAGCCGGAAGGTGAGCCGACTGATTCCTTCGTACTGACAACTTCGCTGAGGGTGGGTGACTAGCTTGGCAGCAAATGCTGAAGTGATCTACAAAGACCGCGATGCCATCGTTGCCGAGCTTGCCGCTGCGCTTCAGGCACGCATTCCTGACGCGAGCCTCACGCCGGACACGGTGTTTCGCGCCTGGATCGAGACGTTCGCGACGACAGCCGAGGGGCTGTATCTGGCTTGGCAGCTTCTCCACGATGACATGTTCATCCAGACTGCCAATGGCGTGGCACTTTTGCGCTACGGCGAGATGTTCGGACGCCCTCTCAAGGCCGGTACACGCGCCACAGGAAGCGTCAGGATCGCCGGACAGGGTGGAACACCTATTCCGGTCAACACGCAGGTCGCAGCGCCGCAAGCGGCCGACGAAGCGCTCCTGTTCAATGTCACAGTTGGCGGGACGCTGCCGAACCCTGGTATTCCCACTGCGCCCACAGCCGCGGATGCCGGGGCAGGCGGTGCCTTGGCAGCCGGGACGTATCAGTGGGCAGTCACCTTCGTGACAGCCGAGGGCGAGACAGCGTTGGGTGAGCCGTCAGCGCCTCTCACCTTGGCAGCCGGTCGTTCTGCCAACATCTCGGCCATTGCGATTGGTGGGCCAGGCACTATCGCACGTAAGCTCTACCGCAGCGTCGATGGCGGCCCGTGGGTGCAGAACACAGACGCAGCCGATGTGGCAGCGATCAACAACAACACGACCACGAGCCTCAATGACAACTCGGTCACGCTTGGGGGTGCGCCACCGGCAGAATCTACTGCCGAGCGTCTGACTGTTTCGGTGGAAGCTGACGACGTGGGTACCAAGTACAACGCCGGTGTGGGCACCGTGACTGACTTCGCATCGACAGTGCCGGGACTCACCGACGTGACGAACTTGGCAGTCTTCACAGGCGGCAGCGAAGACGAAGACATCGAGACGTTCCGCGGCAAGCTCCTCGAATGGGTACGAGCGCCGAAGTCAGGCTCACCGGAAGACCTGAAGGTGTGGGCTGAGGCGATCCCCGGTGTGGAGACAGCCACAGTGTTTGAGAATGACAACCTTGGCGTGTCAACGCCAGGGCACAACACCATTCGCATTACCGGGCCAGGCGGAACGGTGCCACCGTCATCCGTCATCGACGCGGTACTGGCCGACCTGGACGAACGCGACTTGGCAAGCATCACCAACCATGTCACGACCTTCACACCTGTGGCGGTCAACGTCACCGTCACACTCACGCTCGACTCTGGCTATGTCTTGGCAGACCTGACTGCGGGAGTCCAAGCAGCGATCAGTGAGTACATCAACTCCGTTCCGGTCGGTGGCACGGTTTACCGTGAGGGCATCGCACACGCGGTCTTCCCGCTGCCTGGCGTGGCCACCCTCGTCGTCAACGTTCCTGCCACAGATACGGCCGTCACAGCCACTCAGAAGGCCGTACCGGGCACGATCACGGTGAACTGATGACTGACTTCACCCTCGTAGCCGAAGCCGACTACAGCGACATCGAGCGCGACCTGATCGAGAACGAACCGCCGGGGTTGTTCCCGGTCGATCAGAACTCGGCATGGGGGCAGATGCGGAAGCTCTACGCGGACTACTTGCAAGGCAACTTCGTAGAGCGGTTGGAGGATTGGTACTTGAACCTCGATCCTCGGACTGCCTTGGCATCCGACTTTCCCGAGTGGGAGGAGATGCTTGGCATTCCCGATCAGACCGGAAAAACTGACAATGCCCGCAGGGCATTCATCTCCTCTCGTCGTGAGCAAGGGCCGTTCACACGCTCGCGTCGCAACCGAATCATCGAGTCGTTCATTGCCGCGACCTTCGGTGTGAGCTTGTCATTCGGTTCTAGTGGCATCCTGCTTGACGCAGGCGGTGCCCCGCTCTTGGCAGACACAGTGCCGCTGCCGTCCACGTACCGCGTCTACGAGGACGTGACCGGCCGCAGTTACCTCGTGCGCATTGTCAGCGAAATCACGCCGGACATCGCTGGTCTGACGCGAGAACTGAAGCGCGTCACACCTGCGGGAATCAGCTTCACCATCGACAACAGCTTGTCAGGCACAGCGATTCTCGACTACCACCGTGACGTTATGCAGGATCAGCCTGTTCTGAAGCTCGGACTTGGCGGTGTAGCGACAGACGGCTCGTACTACGCTAACCATGGCACTCTCAACGGTGGCCCTGTCGGTGCCAACAGCCTTGTGCCAAACATGCCAGGTGCCAACCGTGCGCTGACGTTCGATGGCGTGGATGACTTCATCTCCATTCCGAGTGCGTCACAGATCAACAACATCACTGACAACTTCACGTATGAGCTTTGGTGGCGCATGCCCGCCGTTCCGGCGGCTGGCACGGTGTACTACCTCTACTACCACCCTGGCCATTCGGTCGCCTATATTGATCCCTCTGCCAACCTCGTCATCAGCAGTGGGGCAGGATACGCCTACAAGCCCACGGCTCTTGCGATCAACACGACCTATCACATCGTTATCAGAGTGCGCAACAACGTGGTCAGCATGCGGATCAACAACGTCGAGCAGTCAGGGCTTGTGGTGTCTAGTCCAGGCCCGGTCTTTGCGTCGTATCCTGACGCCACCTACATCGGCGGGGTCAGCGCAACTGCTTGGGCAAACGGCACCATGGACGAGCTTGCGGTTTACAACCGCTACTTGTCAGATGCGCGCCTGACAAGTCACTACAACACCGGCATGAACATCCTGTGAGGAGGAGGGCATGAATGTCGAGTTCTTGATGGCAGCG